GGTCGCGGTTACAGTGCCGGGTAACCCTGGGGCACAGGGGGGACAGTCCTCGGTGCCGGGTGTGGCCCACCCACCCGGGACGGCAGGAACTCGGGGGCTGTCGTCCCGGGCCCGCCCTTACGCCGCGGCGGCCAGCAGTTGCCCCTGCACCCCGGCCGCACCGACGGCCAGCACGGCCAGCGTGGCCGGTTCGAGCAGCACCAGCGCGCCGCCCGCCACGCCCACCTCGGTGGTCGCCGGGATCAGCACGGCCAGCATGTCCGCGCCCGCCTGTGCGGGCCGGGACAGCGCCAGGGCCAGCCCGGAGGGCAGCAGCACCTGCTGGCCGGGCGTGACCTCCAGCGGTGCGTCCAACCCCCGCCACGCCACCACGTCCTCGGGGACGCGCACGATCGCGGTCACCGTGTCCGGCTCGTCCTCGGGGCGCGGGAACGCGTAGGTCATGCTCGCCGCGGCGGCCTCCAGGAGCGCGTGCGCGTGCGGCTGGTCGTCGGTGCGGGCCGCCTCCCCGATGTCCACCAGGGCGGCCAGGAAGGTGTCGGCCGGGTCGGCCAGCAGCAGCCCGCACCGGCAGTTGTGCACCACGGCCGCGGTCGCGGGCAGCCCGGACGGGTCACCCGGATACTCCAGCGCGAACCCGCCCACGGTGAACGGCTCGCCCACCGGGCGCACCTGCCCGTCGGCCACCCGGTGGCTGTGGCGCACCCGTTCGTCGCGGCGGCTGATCCACTGGGTGGTGGTGACGCCGAGCGCGCGGGCCTGCGCCAGGGTGGCCTGCCCGGCCAGCGCGGTGCCCAGGGTGCGCCCGTTGAGGCGCAGCCAGTTGCCGCCGCGCCGGGCCGCCTCCTCCACCCGGTCCAGCAGCTCGTCCAGGGGCAGCCCGTCGCGTTCGCCCTCCACGATGGCCGCCCGCAGCTCGCCCGCGTAGCGCTGCGCGCCGCCCAGCAGCTCGCCCAGCGCGTCCTCGATCAGCGACCCCAGCAGGTGCTCGTCGACGGCGAACATGCCGCCGGTGCGCGAGGTGCCGCCCACGATGCGCGCGGTGGCGTTCCCGGCCGCCTCGTGCGCGACCCGTTCCACGGCCGGGCGCAGCGCATCGGTGATCTCCGCGATGAGCGGGTCCGGCACCAGGTAGTCCGGGTCCAGCGCCTTGAGTTCCAGCCCGCTGGCAGAAGTTGTAGAAGTTGTACCGGCGCGGCCGTTGCCCTCTCTTAGATGAGCCATAGAGCGCGAGCCCACGGAATCAGGACAAGAATCCGCCGACTTCACCCGATCGGACCAGTGTCGGGTGCCGCGGCGGGCCCGCGGGCCGCGCAGCCGGGCCGCCACCACCCCGGTCACCCGCTGCACCCAGCGGTCGATGGCATCGGTCAGCACGTGTTCGGCGCGCTCGGCGCGGGCCGCCGCCTCCTCGGCCAACGCGTCCCGGATGGGCCCGTGCGGGGGTGACGGCGGGGCCTCGCGCACGGCGAGGGTACTGGCGGTCAGCTCCGGTAGGTCGGCGGGGTCAGCGCCACGACGGAGCCCGCTGGTGCGCGCGGCCCTGCTTACCCTCCACGTCGCCTACCGCGCCCGTCTCCAGGCCGTCCGGGTCGGCCGCGGCCAGGCGGAGCTGTTCGCGCCCGGCCAGCCGCGCCCGGGCCACGTTGGTCTGCGAGTTGAACGACGCGATGCCCGCGCCCTGCGCGGCGCCCTGCTGCGCGGCCAGACCCGGATCACCCTCGGGCGGGCCGCTCGCGCCCGGGGACAGGATCGGGGTCTTGGCCGCCGCCTCGGCGTCCCCGGCGTCGCCGTCGGACCCGGCCGCCTTGCCCGGCAGGAACCAATGCACCCGCGCCCACGGGGCGTCGATCGCGGGCAGGTGCAGGAACTCTCTGTACTCGTTCATCGTGATCGTTCCGCGGTCCAGCTCGGCCGCCATCCGGTCCTCTTCGGCGCGGCGATGCCGCTTGAGCACCCACAGGTCGCTCATGTCGTGACGCAACCACAGGTCATCGGCGTAGCCGCCGGTGAGCACGTCGAGCTGATCGTCGAGCATGCCGATCAGACCGGCGAACCGATGTTCCAAAAAGATGGCGTACTCGGCGTCGGCGTTGTCGAATGTGCGCCCGGATGCGTCGCCCATCAGGCTCTCGGGCACGCCGAAGATGATCGACGCTTCCTTGCGCATCCGGTCCATGGTGCCGCCCCACTCCATGTCCCGCGGGGCGGTGGACAGGTCGGCGTAGCTCATGGCGTCGGCGCTGATCGCGCTCGTCTCGCCGGGGCGGGTGTCGTGGTTGAACCGGTGTTGCAGGGTGCTCAGCGTGTCCGGGTCGATGGTGCCGCGCACGGACAGGATGCCGCCCGGCCGCCCGCCCGCTTGCATGTAGTCACGGTTATACAACCGTGCGTAGCGGTCTAGGTCGACGGACAGCCCGGCCGCCTCCATCGGCGACATGCCCTGCGTCATGATCGTCGGGTGCGGGCTGCGCACCCACAGGATCGAGTTGGTTTGGTCGTCGTCCTCCGGGTCGAACGGGGGCAGCGGGTCGAGGTGCCCGCCGGTGTCTCCGGTGGTTCTGATCTGGAAGCTGCTGATCGGGTTGTCGGGGCTGGGCACGGCGTCGATCAGGTCCGGGTCGACCAGGGACAGCATGGCGATGCGTCCCGCGCGCGAGCGGCTGACCTCGATGTAGACGCCCTTCGAACTCAGCACGTACTGCGCGATCAGCCGATACCGGAAGATCGACGCGACTTCCCACGGGTTGGACCTGCGGTTCAGGCAGAACAGCAGTCGGGAGGGATCGTTGGCCAGGGTCAGCTCGGGCCCGTTGTCCGGGTCGTCGCCCTCGCGCAGCACGATGCGCCGTTTCAACGCCGTGTAGCAGAGCACCTCGACCGCGCGGAACACCCACGGGTTGGACTGGAAGCCCTCGCGAACGGCCCTGTCGACGTTCCACCGGTTGACGTACGGCTGGCCGGAAACGGAGTAGGTGACGGACTGCGATCGGACGCGTTCGGCTAGGCCTTTCGTCTCCAGGCGGGCGCGCAGCGCGGGCAGCCAGCGTTGCGCCATCGGATCGTCGCCTTCCGGCCGGGTGCAGACCTCGGTCGGAGGCTAAGGCGGCGAACGGTGGTTGATCGGTAGGCGCGCGGGCGCACGACAGAGGCGACGGTCCCGAAGGTCCGCCGCCTCTGTATCCGTGCCTGCCTAGCCTCGCCGTGCTAGGCCGGGCCCAGCCCCGCCTAGCCCTGCCAAGCCTGCCGGGCCTCGCCACGCCAAGCCGTGCCGACGCCATGCCGCGCCATGCCTGCCTAGCCCAGCCTTGCCCCGCTAAGCCGTGCCTTGCCTGCCCGGCCCTGCCAGGCCTGGCCTAGCCCTGCCGAGCCGTGCCTAGCCTGCCTGGCCGCGCCAGACCTAGCCATGCCACACCATGCCTGCCCAGCCACGCGAAGCCGTGCCGCGCGATGCCGTGCCTTGCCTGCCCTGCCGAGCTAGGCCATGCCGAACCCTGCCATGCCTGCCTTGCCCTGCCCTGCCTTGCCCAGCCACGCCGTGCCTGCCGAGCCCGGCCTTGCCCCGCCTTGCGACGCCGTGCCCCGCCGTGCCTGCCCTGCCGTGATGCCTCGGGCCGAGGTTCCCGCCAGCCCTTGGGCGGGGTCCGTCCAGTGTAACCGACCGGGGCCCGGTGCGTGGTGGTAGAATAATTTTCTCACCGGCTCACACGGAGCCGTCTACCCCCGAGGGGGAAGCAACACATGACCACCGCCAAGGCGCCACCCGTCCACCACGGCTGCACCGGTCGCGACGACGAGGCACCGATGCTCGACCGGCTCGCCCAGCGGATGTGCGGCAGCGCCGACTACATCCCCTACCGGGTGCTGCGCATCGGCCGGTTCCTGCCCGGCGACCCGTTCGTCGAGGACCAGCACGCGCGGGTCGCCGTGCTCGCCCGCCGCACCGACCGCACCACCCAGCACGTGTACGTGGTCGGCCGGGCCCGCTTCGTCGACCTCGGCCCGTCCGACAAGTGGCGCTGGGTGCTGGACGTGACCACCCGGGAGACCACGAGCTGGTACTACGCGCTGGCCTGGCTGGCCGCGGAGTAACGGTGTAAGCACCGTCACCCACCCAACCGGGCGCGGGTCGGTTAGAGTAGTGGCATGAACACCACCGCCACCCCCTGGCCCACCCGCGCCCAGCGCGTCCGGGCCGCCCGCCGCCACTGGCTGACCGCGGCCGTGGCCGCCGTGCTGGTCGCCGCGCTCGCCGGGCTCGCCCTGCTGATCGCCGCCGCCCCGGTCGCCGTTGCCGCCCCGGTCGTTTCGACGCCGGTGTTCGAGCAGGG